CAACAAGAGATGCATTTATACAGAGCATAGGGACACATAACGTTGCTACTTTAGATGAAATGAAAAACCTACATCTTTATGATTTTGGTATATTTATTGACTTACAGCCAGATGAAGAAGAAAGGCAAATGCTTGAAAACAACATACAACAAGCTCTACAACAACAGTTAATAGAATTGACAGATGCTATTGATTTAAGAGAGATTAAAAATGTTAAGCTAGCTAATCAGCTTCTTAAAGTTAGAAGAAAAGAAAAACTAAAGCAAGACCAACAAATGCAACAAGAAAACATGCAGGCGCAAGCGCAAGCAAATGCTCAGTCACAACAAGTAGCAGCTCAAGCTGAGGTTCAAAAAAGCCAAGCTTTAACACAAAACCAAATACAACTAGAGCAAGCAAAATCTGAAATGGCACAGCAAAAGCTACAAATGGAAGCGCAGATAAAAAAGCAGCTAATGGATCACGAGTTTCAACTTAACATGCAGTTAAAGAAAATGGAATTAGATACTGTTAGTTCTAAAGAAAAAGAAAAAGAAGACAGAAAAGATGAGCGTACAAAAATACAAGCATCTCAACAGTCTGAATTAATAGATCAAAGAGCAAAGAACGCACCACCGAAAAACTTTGAATCTAGAGGTAATGATACACTTGGTGGTGGTTTCGATTTAGGATCTTTTGATCCTAGATAAGTTTAATTATTTAATTATATTATATTATGGAAAATGAACAAAATCTAAAGGCGGATTTACCGAGCACGCCTCCACCTACAGAAGCTAAAAGCGATGTTGTGGTAAACGAACCGGTTAAAATTAAAAAAAGACCAAAACAATTAGTTAAAGAAACACCAGATGTTGTAAAGATAGATATGGATGCTCTTGAGAAAAAGCAAGCGCCACCTACAGAAGATAACATCGTAAAGGTTGATTTAACACAAAAACCAGAAACCGATGAAGTTAAAGAAAATAACGTTAACGACGACGGAGTGGTTACAGAGCTTAAAGATGCCGACACCACACCGAAACAAGAAGAGGTACCAGAGGAAACCAAAACACAAGAAGACACACCGGTACTAGAAGAAATAACAGAGGAGCAAGTTGAAGAGAAAACAGAAGAATTAACCGAAGAGGTTGAAGAAGCTGTAGCTGAAGCTCAAGCAACTGGAGATCCACTACCGGAGAACATTCAAAAGGTGGTAGAGTTTATGAAAGACACTGGTGGTAGTTTAGAAGACTATGTTAGGTTGAACACTGACTACGCTTCTTTAAACGAACAACAGTTACTAAAAGAATACTATCAAAACACAAAACCTCATTTATCTAGTGATGAAATTGATTTCTTAATGGAAGATCAGTTTTCTTACGATGAAGACACAGATGAGGATAGAGATGTAAAAAGAAAAAAGCTGGCATTAAAAGAGCAAGTTGCGAATGCCAAAAACCACTTAGACGGGTTAAAGTCTAAATACTATGAAGAAATTAAAGCTGGAAGCAGGTTAGCGCCTGAGCAAAAGAAAGCTGTAGAATTTTTTAATAGATATAACAAAGAGCAGACTGAGGTCAAAAAGATCGAGGAACGTCAAATAAATGTATTTAACAAAGAAACCAATAAGGTTTTTAACGACAAGTTCAAAGGTTTTGAATATAACGTCGGAGATAAAAGATACAGATATAACGTTAAAGATGCTGATAAGGTTAAGAATACCCAAGGAGACATCACTAATTTTGTCAAAAAGTTTTTGAACAAAAACAATGAAATGTCAGATGCCGCGGGTTATCACAAATCTTTATTTACAGCTATGAACCCTGATGCTGTTGCTAATCACTTTTATAATCAAGGTAAAGCTGATGCTTTAAAAGAAAGTATTGCCAAGTCTAAAAACGTCGACATGGCGCCTAGACAAGGACATACAGAAATTAAACAAGGTGGAACTACTTATAGAGTAATAAGCGGCGACGACAGTAGTAGGCTTAGAGTTAAAATGAATAGAAAATAAGTTTAACTAATTAAAATTAAAAATTATGCCTTTTATTAATCCTGCACAAGGAGCGGAACTAAATCACGTAACTCCAGCTCCAGTGCAAAATTTGTACAATTCAAACTACCTAGCTTTTGATAGCGGTAGTGGTGGTGGTACATTCGCACAGCAATTTTTACCAGAAATCTACGAGAAAGAAGTTGAAAGATACGGAAATAGAACTATCTCTGGTTTCTTAAAAATGGTTGGTGCTGAAATGCCATTACAATCTGACCAAGTAATCTGGTCTGAACAAGGAAGATTACACGTAGCGTATGACGCTGCAGAAAGTGGAGCTAACACAGTTCAAGTTACTACTGCTGCATCTAACACTATTTTATTACCTGCTAACCACAACGTACAGTTACACGATACAGTTATTATTTCTAATGCTGCTTCAACTTCTGTACTTAAATGTTTAGTTATTGCGCTTGCTGGTACTGGTAACATTAACGTTACAGTACAGCCTTATACTCAAGCTAACTTAGGAACTGGTGGTACATTTGCTAACGGAGACGATATTAAATTATTCGTTTACGGTACTGAATATAGAAAAGGTTCATCTGGAATCGCTGGTTCATTAGACGCTTCTTTCACTCAGTTTAGCAACAGACCAATCATCATGAGAGACAGATACCAAGTTAATGGTTCTGACACTGCTCAAATCGGTTGGGTTGAAGTTACTTCTGAAAATGGAGCTTCTGGTTTCCTATGGTACTTAAAATCTGAGCACGAAGCTCGTTTAAGATTTGAAGATCAAATGGAAATGGCGATGGTTGAAGGTGAATTAGCTGCTCAAACAATGGGTGCTAACGCATTTAACGTTCAAGGTACTGAAGGTTTATTCGCTGCTATTAACTCAAGAGGTCTTGTATGGACTGGTACTGATTTTGATCAAGTATCTGGTACTGCTCCTTATCCACAAGCTGGTTTAGGTGAGTTTGATACTATCTTACAAGAACTTGACAAGCAAGGTGCTATTGAAGAAAACATGATGTTCTTAGACAGAGCTACTGCTTTAGAAATGGATAACATGTTATCTACTGCAAACTCTTCTTCAGGAATGAATGGATCATCTTATGGTGTATTCAACAACGAAGAAGAAATGGCTCTTAATTTAGGTTTCACAGGATTTAGAAGAGGTTCTTATGACTTCTACAAGTCTGACTGGAAATACCTAAACGATGCTACAACTAGAGGATTAGTTGGAGATATCGAAGGGCTTATTGTTCCTGCTGGTACATCTACTGTGTACGATCAGTCTATGGGTAAAAATATCTCTAGACCTTTCTTACACGTTAGATACAGAAAATCTGAAGCTGATGACAGAAAAATGAAATCATGGATCACTGGATCTGTTGGTGGAAACTTTACTTCTGACGCTGATGAAATGGTAGTGAACTTCTTATCAGAAAGATGTTTATGTGTTCAAGGTGCGAATAACTTCGTATTATTGAAAAACTAATATCATTATTTTTTAAAAGAACCGGGGCTTCGGCCTCGGTACTTTTATTTTTATTAACTTTTATTATATTATATTATGGAAAAATCAACAGTTACACAACCCAAAGAATGGGTTACAAAAGATAGAAATTACTTAATTAAAGGTGATGTAACACCGGTAGTTCTTGTGATACCATCAAGACACACAAGAAGAAAACCATTACTATGGTTTGACCCTGAGAAAGGTTACGAACGCGAACTTAGGTACGCTACTAACCAACCTTCAGTTTTTGTAGACGAGCAAAAAGGTCCTTCTACATTAGGTCACATAGTTATGAGAGATGGAAAACTAACAGTACCTGCTAGACAAAAAAATCTACAAATGTTTCTTTCTATTTATCACCCTAGGCTAAATACTTTATATACAGAGTTTGAAGCTGAAGTGGTAGCAGAAAACCAAACAGATTGGATTGAACTAGAGTTTGAGGCCGTTAAGCTAGCGATGAGTTTAAGCATAGATGAAGCTGAAGCTATACTAAGAGTAGAGCAAGGTAGTAAAGTATCTAAGATGTCTTCTAAAGAGATTAAAAGAGATCTTTTACTATATGCTAAACAAAAACCGCAAGCTTTTATACAACTAGCTTCTGATGATGACGTACAGTTAAGAAACATAGGTGTTAAAGCTGTAGAAGCAGGATTAATATCATTGTCTTCAGATCAAAGACACTTTACTTGGACTTCAAGTAAAAAGAAACTTTGTACTGTTCCATTTGAAGAACATCCTTACAATGCTTTAGCGCATTGGTTGAAAACCGATGAAGGACTAGAAGTTCTTAAAGCAATTGAAAAGAAACTAAAATAAATCACTTTGTAGTAGCAGTCGCTCTACGGGGCGATTGCAAACTACAATAAAAAAAAATTATGGCAGTCAATATAGATAACGTATATCAAAAAGTATTAGTTATAGCAAATAAAGAACAAAGAGGTTATATTACACCGCTTGAATTTAATCTGTTAGCAAACCAAGCTCAACAAGATATATTCGAGCAGTATTTTTATGATCTAAATGCTTTTATGAGAATACCAGGTAATGATAGTACCTATGCTGATCAAGTTGATTTGCTTAAAGAAAAGATAGATATATTCGAAAGATATAGAGTTGGTGTGGTTATGTCACAAACTAACGGTGAAGAAGGTTTAGGTACCTTGCCAAACTACTATAGATTAGGAGAATTATATTACAAGCATAGAGGTGGTTATGTAGAGATCGAGAAGGTAAATCAAAACGACGTCCACCATATTCAAAATTCACCGCTAACAGCACCTGCTCTAGCAAGACCAGTGTATGTGAGAGTTTCTCAAACAACTCCAACCGGACAGACAGGTACTACTTTAAATGGTATACCTAGAAACACAACGGTACAAGTTTACCCACAAACTATAACAAGCAATGTGTATTGCAACTACATAGCTTTCCCAACAACAGTATCTTGGAATTACACTATATTAAATGAGCAAGCGTTATACAACGCAAATACTACACAACATTTTGAGCTACATGCATCAGAAGAAACAGAGTTAGTTATTAAAATTCTACAATTAGCTGGAATTATTATTAAAGACCCTGCTCTATATCAGATGGCGTCTCAAGAAAACCAAATAAATTCACAACAAGAAAAACAATAAGATATGCCACTATTTGAAGGAACACAACAACAATATTACGGTTCACAAAGTTTTATAGCTACTAGTGGTCAAACAGCTTTTGTTTTAACTTTCCCTGATAATCAAACACTATTAAACAACTTAGCTACAATGCCAGACTCTTCTGGTGAGTTCAACGTTACTATAAACGGAGTAGCTACAACAGCTTTTACTTTTAATAACACCACTAACACTATTACTCTAAACTCTGGAGCAACAGCTGCTGATGTTATTTTAGTTACACTTATAAATCCTGACCTTGGTAATTATCAATACATAACAATGCAACAATTAATAAACAACTTTATTATTAGTTATGTTGGTGAAGATAAAATTATACCTAAAGTTAGAAGATCAGACGTAGCTTTCCACGCTCAAAGAGGTTTGCAAGAAATGAGTTACGATATACTAAGATCTGAGAAAAGTCAAGAAATTGAACTACCACCCACTCTTAAAATGGCACTACCACATGATTATGTTAATTACGTAAAGCTTTCTTGGAAAGATGATAGTGGTATAGAAAGAGTTATATACCCAGCTAGAAAAACTAGTAATCCTACCGCTGTTAACCAAGCTAGTGATTTTGGATATATATTTG